CCGACCAGCGTGTCGATGAGCGTGTCGTCGGCCGAGACGGGGCCCCGGATGACGGCGCGGACCTGCGCAGCGGTCACGACCGGCACGGGGCCTCCAGGGCTCGGAGACGGGCATAGGCGGCGGCCCGCACCGCCGGGGAGACGGTGGGGGCGATGGCGAGCTCGGAGAGGTGCGCATCGAGGGCGCCGGTTTCAATGAGGCCGAGCGTCGCCGTGTCAGCGGAGGCCCCCGCCATGGGCGAGCGGAGGGCCCGGTCCATGACGGGGGCGGCGGTCACGCGCGCACCGCTTCGAGGAGCACGGTCACCATGCCGGTGATGGCGACGCCCGAGCCGGACTTGGTGACGGCCACGTTGACGTGGGAGGACCCGGCGGTGTGCGGGTAGCCCTCCTCGTCGCTCAGCGTGAAGGCCACGGCGGTCCCGGCCACGAGGTTGCCGTTGCCGCCGCTGCCCGTGGTCTGCGTGGTGAAGCTGCCGAGCGACTGGCTGCCCACCTTGAGCGCGACGGTGGCGTAGTCGGTGTCGTTGGCGGTGCGGTTGGTGTCGGGCTGAAGGGTGGCGCCGACGATGCGCCACTTGGCCGGGCCGCCGGTCGGGATGGTCTGGTACACCGTCTCGGCGGTGCCGGCGGTGCCCTGGTCCAGGGGGAAGCAGAGGGTCACGAAGGACATGGGAGCCTCCAGAGGGCGAGAGGTGGGTCAGATGTTGATCATGTACCGGACGGTCTTCTGGCTCGCCTTCGCCATGTTCTGGTAGGTCAGGCGCTGGCGGGCGCGGAGGTAGGTGCCGCCGACGGTGATGTCCCGCTGGAGGTCGACCGAGACGCCGACGCGGACGAAGCGCCGGTACAGCTGCCGGTTGAGGAGCAGCATGCCGGTCTTGGTCGTGGTGCTGTTGTCGTAGACGCCGCTGGCGTTGAGGTCCGCCGTGAGGGCGTCGGTGGCGATGACGGGGACGCCCATGATGGAGCCGACCTCGCCGCGCTGGATGGGCGCGCCGCTGCCGTAGTCCGAGGCGGAGACGATGCCGGTCATGGTGACGAGCTTGGAGACGTAGCCCTGCCAGGAGGTGAGCAGCACCACGTCGCCCCGGCCGCCGCGCGGGCCCTGGAGGCTGGCGAGGTCGGTGCCGATGGTGCTCAGGCTCAGGGTGCTGCGGTCGATGCTGTTGGTCTGGTCGAGGGCGAGGTGCCGCAGGCCGAGCCACGCGCGGAGGTAGTGGTCCGCGCCGCTGCCGGCCGCCCCGAACATCCCCTGCGGGTCCCAGCTGGCGAGGCCCGTGTCGCCGTGGCTGGCCGCGGTGTCGCCGTTGATGATGCAGAGACGCTCACCGATGGCGAGGGAGCGGCCGATGGCCTCGCGGATGAAGGGCAGCGCGGGGACGATGCTGTCCTCGGTGGCGTCCTCGTGCATGAGCACCATGCACACGAGGCCGGAGGCGCTGATGCTGAGCTTGTCGGTGCCGACGGTCGACTTGGGGAACGAGGCCGGGTTGTTGCCGGTCTGCGCCGCGAGCTTGAACGGCACCGGGTAGTTGGTGCCGAGAGGCATCTCGATGGTGGCCGAGGTCATCTGCGTCTCGGGGAAGAGCGCGCGGAGGCCGTCGGGGTCGTACTCCTCGACCTGCCACATGGGCGAGGCGAGGAGGGGGGTCGGGATGAAGTCGCCGCCGCTGCCGGTGGCCGAGTCGAAGGCCCGGCGGATGGCGGCCGGGGCGGTGCGCCACACGGCCTGGATGGCCTCGTAGGTGGGCTTGCAGCCGCGCACCATGAGGTCGGAGTCCGAGAGGGCCTGCGCGCCGTGGATGGCGGTCACCGCGAGGGTGTGGTCCTCCAGCGCGCGCTGGAACGCGGCCTGCCAGCTGTGGGTGGGGCGCGAGTCGAGCAGGCCGGGCAGCGCGCGGGCGGCCTGCCGGGGGTCGGCCTTGTCGTAGCTGCGGGCCACCACCTTCCCGTCCACGATGAAGCGGGCGAGGTCGCGGTCGCTGTCGCTCAGGCTCGGGGCGGCGTCGGCGGCGGCGTCGCGGGAGGCGAGGGCCTTCTGGGTGTCGCCCAGGTCGGCCGCCAGGCGGTCGATGATGAGCTTCTGCTCGCCGAGCGTGCGCTTGGTGAGCTCCAGCTCAGCCGTGGTGGACTTGGCGTAGGCGGAGAGGTCCGCCATGCTGGTGATGTCAGCGGGCATGGGAGCCCTCCTCTTAGCCCCTGCGGGCGGTGAACAGTGCAGAGAGGCCCCCATCATCGGGGACCGGGGGGAACAGCTTCGACAGGTCATCCCGGGCCGTCTGGACGACGGCGCGCACCGTCTCGGCCGGGGTCAGGGGGATGGACCGCTGGGCCTCGGCCCGGGGGTTCATCGGCTGGGGCGTGAGGCTGCACTCCATGAGCCGGGGGGCCATGAAGACCAGCCCGCCGCGCTCATCGTAGAGCTCGGAGCCCTTCAGGGCCTCGGAGCCCCGCCACTGGACGCTGGCCGGCACGAAGCCGACGGAACAGGTGCGCAGGACGCCCGCCCGCAGCTGCTCGGCGACGGTCACGCTGAGAGGGTACGAGGCGGTCGGGTACGGCACCATCACGCCCTGAAGGCGGCCCTCGCGGACCTGCACGCCCTCCCAGGTGCCGACGGCGGGCTGGGAGTAATCGTGCGCCCACAGCGCGACGGGGTTGGCCTCGAACTCGCGCAGGTCCCAGTCCTGCTGCACGATGTCGCGGGCCCTGTCCGGCTGCGCGTCGCTCATCACGAAGGGGTAGCGCCCATCGGGCTCCTCGTCCTCCATCACCGAGCGCACCGTCATCGACGCCCGCCCCATGAGGTCCCGCTGGCCCAGGCCCACGGCCTCGCCCATGGCGGTCAGGGTCGCCCAGTCGGCCCCCCGGGTCACCATCGGAACCACGTCGCGCTCAGAGAGGCGCGCGCCCTCGGCCATGGCGCCGACGCTGCGGGCAGACCGCGCGGCGAGCTCCAGGAGGGCAGCGCCGGGGGCAGCGATGACGCGGGCATAGACGGGCATCAGTCCCTCACGATGGGTACGAGCGTGCACCTACAGTTGATGTCCAACGCGGGGACGTTGAACAACGTAGGGCCGGGCGCTGTGCGGCCTGTCAAGGCCGGGTCGCCTCTCAACGACACGGGTACCACGAAGAGAGCGCCGGGCGCAACCCGCTGCCCATCCAGCGCGCGGTGCTCGGGGCGCTCATTGAAGCCGGCCGACGACCATTCAAGCTCGAAGTCAACCCCGTCCATCGCGGCGCGCTGGTAGGCCAGCTGGGCCCCCTCGGCGATGGCGCGGGCCGACTCGGTGCGGGCGATGCGCAGGGCGCGCATGGGGGAGAAGCCCGGGTCACGCTGGAGCGCCGACTGAATGTCCGCGATGGACGCCCCGCGGTCGATGCCCTCGGAGACGACGGCGCCCACGCGCTCCCGGGTGTAGTCCGAGACGGCGACGACCATGCGCCCGAGGTTGAGCTCGGAGGCCCGCACGATGTCCAGCGCCTCGGCCAGCGCGACCCGGCCCAGGGCCGAGAGCTCCCGGCGGGCGGCCTCGCGGAGGGCCTGCTCGATGAGCTCGCGGGGGAAGTCCTCCAGCAAGCGCGCCACCTCTTCGGGGGCCGCCAGAATGCGCTCCAGGTCCGAGGCGGACAGCACCCGGACCACGGCCCGCTGGGGGCTGAGCACCACCTCAACACGCCGCTGGTACCGCCCCAGGGCCTCGTCCAGAAGGCGCCGCCAGACCGTCCGGTAGCGCCGGGCGTAGCGGTCCAGCGCGCGGCGGCGCGTTTCAGCCGTCGCTGGCATCGTCAAGCTCCCGGCGCAGTCGGCGGGCCCAGGCGTGGCCCGAGTCGCCGCCCCACAGGAGCCACGCGACGTAGAAGGGCGACGGGTCCGAGGTTGAGCCCCACCCGGGCTTGCGGCGGGCCTCATCGACCAGCGAGCCACCGAAGCGCGCGAACCAGCGCACCAGCTTGCGCGCGAGGTCTTCGCCCACCTTGCCGGAGACGAGAGCCCCGGCCGTCCGCGCGCCCTCAGCCGTGCCCCCGCGGTGCCC